TGTCAATGACAGAGCAGACTCAGACGCAAACAATACACACAACAATAGTAAGACTGAAATTTGAACTCTTTGAAATTTAACCTTTAAAAAACAATACAATGGCAGAGATTAATGGCAACTTATTCCGGGTTAAAATTGGCACGGTACCGATTGGAGGAACCACTTCATGCAGCTTCACAGTATCGAAAGACCTTCAGGAAACAACCAATCAGGACTCTTTAGGCAACATAACATACCATCCTACCGCCGGTAAGATCGGTATCAAAGGTTCGTTTGATGGGTTCTATGATCCTGATAACGCTTTGAACGGTGAGGAACTCATTGACCGCATCCTGAATAACTCAGGTCTGGCAACTATTCAGGTCGGGCAGCAGGGAACTGGAAATACAAACGGTGTTTATTGGGAATTTTCCGGGCTGTTTTCTGATGTTTCGATTGACACAAAAAACGATACTTGCCCAACAATAAAGGGTAATTTCGTTTCAAGCGGAGCTATCACTAAGAAAATTTCCACCGGTTCAGCAGGTTCGTAATTATGGCTTTTGGGGAAGTAACAGCGAATATAGGGGGGCGAATCCGGGTACTTCGGTTCAACCTAAATGCCAGGTTTGAGTTCTGCAAGATGCACAATCTGACTGAAGCGGAGGTGCAGGCATATTTCGGCGACCTTCACAATGTGGAGGCCATACGAGATATGGTTTACTGCGCCCTCCGTTCGGCTGATTTGGCAGACGGTAATCCGATTGACTACAACCAATACAAAGTAGGCGAATGGATTTCCGATATGCCGCAGGAAGATTTTGAAAGGCTTGTACTTGGTAGCAACGATGCCAATGTTTCGACAGACGGCAAAAAAAAAAGCTGAGGGTACCTACCTGGGATGAGTTGCAAAAACAGGCAGCGATAGCTGGCATACAACCGGCTGAGTTTTGGAAACTAACATACCGTGATTTGCAGAACTATCTGGAAGGATATGCAGAAAGGAACTTGGATGAATGGAGGAGAACTCGTTTACAGTCATGGATTGTTTATGCTGCAAACGTTGAAAGCAAAGACAGGAAAGCGATAGAGGAGTGGATGCCGCTGTCAGGTGACGTGAAAAAGCGTAAAATGTTGATGAGCAAAAAGCAATGGGAGTACATGAAAAAAAACTGGAACTAAATGGCAAGTGTTGAAGAACTTTTGATCAAGTTACGGGCTGATAATTCAGACCTGAAAGCGAAATTGAACGAATCGCAGAAATCAGTATCTGGATTCGGAAGTTCTATCAATATGCTAAAGGCTGGTTTTGCTGTTGCCGGTGCTGCTGCTGTTGCTTTTGGCAGGGCTTCATTTGCTGCTTTTGAAGAGGCCGACAAAGCAGACAGGAAATTGTTATTTGCATTAAATGGGAATCAGGCGGCGTTTGAATCTTTGACACGCCAGGCAAATGACCTGAGAAATGCAACCGGCATTGAAGATGAAGACATAAAAAACATTCAGATGCTTGGTGTGTCTTCTGGGAAATCAGCCGGTGAGGTAAAGAAGATCACACAAGCGGCTATTGAGCTGTCATCAAAAACTGGGCAAGACCTTCAGGCGTCATATATGATGCTCAATGCCACGCTTGCAGGTTCCGCCGGCAGGCTGGCAAGGGTTGACAAAGAGTTCGCAAATCTGACGGCAGACCAGTTGAGGAACGGGGATGCTATTGAACTCGTATTGAAAAAGTGGTCAGGGTCGGCAGCCAATGCAGCAACGGAAAGTGAAAAGCTAAAAACGAATTGGGGGGAGATAAAGGAAACAGTCGGAGGGGGATTGGCAACGGTGATAAATCCGTTGATGAAGGAATTTAATGACCGTTTGAAGGCTGCTGCTGATAGTTCATTGACACTTTCGCAGAGGTTGACTGCTCTCGGAAATTCAGATTATGCACGGTTTGCGGAGGAAGCAAATAAGAAGTTCACAGAGAATTTAGCGACTACCAGGCAGATGTCAGCACACGAAGCGAAGATGGCTGACATTTCAAAACAAAGACTCGAAATTGAAAATAAGCTGATCTGGGCAAGAGGTGTTCTGAATGCAAAAACAGATGACGGAAATAAAAAGAATCTGACATCTTTGGAGTTGTACATTTCAAAGATGGAAGAAATGTACACAAAACAACAGAACTGGAATCAGTTTGCAGTTCCGCAGGGTACCGCCGGAATGTTCGGTTCTGATGTCAAAAGTATGCAGCCGAAAGGAATAACGACAGGGAATGCGAATATGCTTTCGTTGCAAGCTCGTTACGCAGATAACACAAAGAAAGCTATTGACGGAGTAAACAAGTCAATAAACACCAATATTGCTCTTTTGGAATCATCTGCTAACATGATGGCTAATATGGGAAGCGCAGCACAGATGGCATTTGGTGAGGAGTCGGCAGCATATAAAACATTCGCTATCGCACAGGCAACGATAAGCACATATTTGGCTGCAACGGCAGCGCTCGCACCTCCTCCAATGGGCTATGGCCCAGTAGCAGGTATTCCGGCAGCGATAGGAATTGTCGGTATGGGAATTGCTAATATAGCTCATATCATGGGGGCTTTTGCTGATGGTGGTATTGTTGGAGGTAATTCAATGACCGGTGATAAAGTAGTGATAAGGGCTAACAGTGGCGAGATGGTTTTAAATGCAGCACAGCAGGCTAACTTATTTGCAATAGCAAACGGCAGGGGCGGAGGTTCACAAAGAATAGAGGTTTTCGGCACTATTCGGGCTGGCGATATATATCTTTCAAACGAACGGGGCAAATATCTAAAACAACGCAGAGGATAATGGCAGGAACTACTCATTACCGGTTTAAATGTTCAAACCAATTAGGCGAGATTTGGGATGTCCAGATCATTGACACGACCTATGCTGGTACTGACTTTCTGACTATTTACCCTGACGGAAACGGGTTTAATATTTCATGGGAGGGTGACGGGTCAACTACTTATACCCCGATACTTTCAGCCACGTTCACGGTTGACCTTCAGCATGATACCAATGCAAGGGCATTACTGACTGATATTGTTTCCGGGGCAGGGAATCAGTTTGTTGTCTGCCTTTACAAATGGAACGCAGACACAGAATGGTGGGATCGTATGTGGACTGGGCCGGTGATGCAAGATTCAATTTCGTTGCCTGATGCCTCATGGTCACCACCTTTTGATTACGTTACATTGACAGCTACAGACGGATTCGGGCTGCTGAAAGATGTACTATTTAATGATTATGATATTGATAATCTTGGCAGATCATCAGTTGAAAATCTTATTTGGAATGCACTAGCAGAAATACCCTATGATTCTGCTTACAGGGGTTATGCAGATTATGAAGGGTGCACACAAACAAAATTCATAACTGATGCTTCAGTATGGTATGAGGATTCGATGGATTCGAGTGTTGTTACTGATGAGAATTATGGTAATCCGATGATGAATACATTGATAAATCATTCGGATTTCCTTGAGGTTGATGATTATGGTATTGTTGTTCCAAAGAGCTGGTATGATGTTTTGAATTATATTCTTATCACATTTAACTTACAAATTTCTCAGTGGAATGGAACTCATTTAGTAATTCAGCAAAACATCTACACACAGGCACAGACAAGGGCATGGCATTATGATTGGCAGAATGGGGAGTACATCACTACCGAACTGATAGACCTGAAAGCGACCATGCCAGACAGATTAACGGGCGGCATATTCACTCATATTTTACCGGTTAAAAAAGTCACGACTGAATATGAATATAGATCAGGAGTTTTCGGTAATAATCTGTTCCCGGCTGAAATATATGATGATACGGTTTATACCTGCGGGCCGTTTGATACAGGGGCTGTAATAAGAATTGTTGGCAGGCTGGTTACAACGCTCGAAATTGTTGGCAGTGGACCGGAAGCAGATATTACATTTGAACATAATATTACCGTAAAGAACGGATCACTTTACTTACATAAGCACGCAACTTCAGGTCTTTACTATTGGGGTGTAACAGCGAACTCATTATCATTCTCACGAACAGTTTACTTGGAGGATGTCGAAGGAGGTGATTTATTTACAATGATGAATGAGTTTGATATTACATTACCTGCAACAATAGGGGTTGATGATAATATCACTTTCAGTTATTCACTGGCAAGTTGTACCAACTCACTCGGTAGTGACCCGATAACTACTGACGGGCCTTCGCAGTTAACAGGTTCGATCATTGTTTCGACAGGTGAAGCCGGAATGGAAGGATCATATAAATTCCAGGCAACTGTAAGTAATTCATCTTTGGCTGATCTTGAACTTGAAAATTCGATCTTAGGTGATGGCCCGTACAATTTTTCAGCCGGTGAAATTCACATAATAAACTCAGCTGATAATACAGTTCCGGCGAACGCATGGACAATTTACTCAGAAATCGGAGGTACTGCCTATCCTGTTAACTCGCTACGGTGCAGGGAAATGATCGCTTTGCGGAGAGTTACAGTTCAAATGTATGAAGGTACATTCTACGGTGTTCCGAATATTCATAAAGGTTTTACATGGCTTAGTAAGAGTTGGGTGTGGATTTCTATGTCTTTTGATGCTTCAAAAGGGCAATTTACAGGAACTGCGATGGCGGTAGTACTTGACCGTACTTCGATAACTGTCGCAACGCCTTTGATTTCGAAATCAGAAAATCAACAGACATCATCGGGAGGATCGACTGTTATTCCTTCCGACAATGGATTTTCCGTTGAGGACGGAATATTCGATCTATCATTGCTAAACGGCGTATTATCTGTTGCGCCGTATGAGAATAAGCAAACGGGAATAAACGCATATATAGAAGCAGTTTATCCGACAGGAACTGATATTTTAAGATGGAATTCGGAGTTGATGGCTTCAGGTGTTTCGGCATACAGAACATCTTCCGGATATAATTATTTAATTCAACTGATAAACAACCAGGTAAGCATAAATAGGAATGATGGTGATACTGGAGCAGTTTCGGACAATCTTTATTTACAAATAGCATCAGTCGATGCCGAATACATGGCATTGCTTTATTTTTATGACAGCATCAATGATTTATTTAAAACTATCAGGATAGGTGATTACGAAAATGAATATCTGAATATTGACCCGAATAATGATAAAATGCATGGGTGGTTCACCTCATCTCGTTTCGGGAAATCTAAAACAACATATGCAGAGTTCAACGCTGATGGAGAACTTGGAATAAACACAGCCGGAACAATCGGCGCGAAGCTACACGTCAAAACGACATCTACTTACGGCAAAGAGGCTGTAAAGATCGAACAGGTTGATCAGGATCAGGCTTTTATAGACTATGAGGGGACTTCGGCTGCAAACACTACCAAAAATATCTGCACGATGAACGGCGGCGGAGCACTATCGGGGCCGAGACTTAATAACGGTACCGATCCCGGCTTTGCATATGCGGGTATGATAAAAATTGAAATAAATGGAACTTCTTACTGGATGCCTTATTTTTCAATAGATAATCCTTAATGACATGGCATATTCAATAGACTACATAAACACCATTTGCACCGATTTAGGCGGGTCTGGAGGTCACGAATACGAGATAGACGGACTGAATGAAATATGCACGCTATTATCGGCAACAGCTGGCCATACTTACTCAATTGATGCGCTGAACGCAATTTGTACGGCAATGGGTTATACTGCCGGCTGGAGGTATGAGATAGAAGCATTGAACGCTATCTGCACCGGCGGAGGAGGAACAGGAGGACATAAGTATGAGATTCATGCCTGGCAGGAGATTCAAACAGGCTCAAAGTTGAACCTTTTGC